AGACTGGTGAGATCATCAATAACCTCATCGATTCTGGCCTTTGTGTTTGTGAGAGGAACCGGGCCTACCGCTTCCATCTCGTCCGCTACCTGGCCAAGGCGATTGCCCGCCGCCTTTTTGACCTTGCTGGTCTGGCGCTGCAGCGAGTTTACGATTTCCTCATAGTCTGGGGTTGCGCGCTGGGCGAATTGCTCTACAGCGCCCTGGCGCGCCTCCTGCTGTGCCGCTCGCGCTCCACCGGTACCAGTTAACGGCTGAATCTCACCGGCATACTGAACTGCCTTCCCGGCTAGCGTGGTGGGTGGCGCAATGTCGGAAGTCATTACGCGCGTTCCCTGCCGCTCGGCCTCATCAAGCAAAGCCTGCTTTTCTGGGGCAATCTTTCCGCGAGCAAGGCGCGATGCAGTGTCAATTACGTTTTCCAGCCCCTTACCGGCACCACCAAGTGCTCCAGCGAGTGCGATGTTTGAAACGTCAGCGCCTGCGCCAGTCTGAGAGGCGGCTCCCTCGATACCGGCCTGAGTTGCAGCCCCGGCCAATGCTGCGCGAGGAATGCTGCTGGCAGCGCCCGCGGGTGTGAATGCCGCCAAGTCAAAGATACCCCTGACAACATCCTGACCGCTTAACCCTGGCCGGTTGAGAACAAACGAACCTGACGGAAAATCGACAATGGTCGATCCGACCTCATCCTCTCGGAATGAAACCTGATCTCCGAATTGCTCAGAAAACGCGCTTCTAAGTCTTGAATCATCACCGGTTGTCAGAAGTGCAAGGCTGCTGCGGAATGCCGGCATTGACAGTTCGTTAAGCTCTGGCGCTGCGCCAATCTCTGGCAGCTTTGCGCCTTCGGCTGATTCTTCGGCAGCTTCTTGTGCTCGTCGTTGCTCAAGGCCTGCAAAACGTTCAGGAACGGCTCGTACTGGCTCTGGCTCAGGTTGTGGCGTTTCTTGCGCTGGAGCTCCTTCAGGCTCGTCAAATTGGTCAAACGGATTAACACTTGCTGTTTCCTGTGCATCAAACTGGTCAAATGGGTTTGCCATTACAGGCCCTCCGGCAAGTATCCGTATTTGGCGCGGAACTGATCAGCCAATCCAGGGTTTGAACGAAGGTATTCAACAGCCGCAGCCGGCGCCTGGCCTTGTGGCTCTGTTTGACCTTCTGCTGCGCCTTCTTGGCTCCTGGTTAGCGCCTCATCAATATTTGACGCAATCTCGTTCAGACGGCGCCGGGTTTCTTCTGGGGTCCCAATAATACCGCCATCAGTTACGTTTATTCCGCTACCGATGCGGGTTAAAAACTGAATGTCTCGGTCAGTGAGAACGCCACTCATCAGCCCTAAGTTTTCATAGGTAAGCAGAGTTTCCAGGCGCTGTGCCTTGTTAACCAAGTCTTGGCTTTCAGCTGTGGTTGGTACGTTTTCAACGTACACGCGTGAGCCTGACACATCGTCAAGCCGGCTGTCTTTTGCGATGTCCCGCGCAAGGCTAGCTGCTTCCTGGGCCAAGTTTCGTGACTTCGATATTGTTTTCTGTCGGTCTTTCTGCTCGTTTTCAAGCTTCTGCCGGCGCTCGTCAATCTTGCTCTGCAGCTCCTGCCGGCGTAGCTCGTTTGTTTCGCGCGCTGCGGCTTGCTCCATTCGGCGGAGCTCTGATTCTTCTTTGCGTAGCTTCAGCTTTTGCCGGTCCAACTCTAAGCGTTGCTGCTGAACAGGGTCAGGCTTGCCGATCATTTCTGTTTCTCGCCGAGTCTTTTCGGTCTGGGCAATGTTTTTGTCGGCTTGGGTTTGCTGCAGGCGTGCTTTAACTTGACCGAACTGGGCGTCCATCAGCTGCTTTATTTTGGCCGGGTCTGGCTCGATCTGCGCGATTTTCGAAATAGCTGCCTGCGCCGTTTCTTCGTCTCCACGCATAGCTGCGTCGGCAAACTGTGATGTAGCCTGGCCTAGAGCTTGCTGTCGCCGCTTCTCGGCTTGGGCCTGCTCCTGCTGTGCCTGCGCCTGCTGGTAGTTTTGATAGCCTGCGCCGATGCCCTGAATGGCGCGGCCAAGAGCGTTAACGTTTTGATTGGGATTAAATAATCTGGCATCAAAGCCAGTTTGACCTAAAACTGCCATTACACTGTACCTCCGCCGCCACCACCGAACAGGCCGCCAAGTAGCGGTGCGGTAGATCCGATCAAATTAAGGTAAGGATTGATGCCACTGTTTTGGGCGTTCAGCGCCGCTTGCTGAGTGCCGATGCTGGCAATGTTCGTCAGCCCCGAACCTATGCCGCCGATGCTTTGCTGTATTGGTGATGCGGTGCCGGCTGCACCCGCCTGCATGCGGGCTAAGGTGTTACCTAGCTGGGCTTCACGCTGACCTATGGCTTGCTGGCCAATCTGCTGAGCAAGTGCTCCCTGCTGCCCCAGCACATCGCGCTGAATGCCGGAGGATAGGCGGTTTCCAAGTGCTGTGCCCTGCGAAACAAGCTGATCTGCCGCCGCACCAAGCACGGATTGGCCGTAATCTCCGGTTATTGCTTCGTTGGCAATGCGCGCTTGCTCTTGCGGGTCCTGGAATGCCAGAAGCTCCTGACGCGCTTGGTCTCCTGATTCCAAATAACTCTGCTGATAAGGCCGGTAAAGCTCAAGTTGCTCTCTGGCCAGGTCAATGTACTGCTGCTGCATGGCCTGCGCTTCTTCCGCAGCATCGGCAGCCTCGTCCATCGCGTCCTCGTTTCGAACATAGTCGTCAAAGTCTGCCAGCCCCTCACTCGCTGCGTTGTACGCCTCTTGGCCGACACCATAAAGGCCGCCTGTGCCGATATTCAGCAATCCTTCCGTGGTTGTAGGATCAAAATTGCTTGCAAAATCGCTAACTTTGTCAAAAAAACCCATACAAGCCTCTATTTCATATTATGTTTTATAACGTTGTCGGTATCACCGCCCCAACTGCAAACACAGTGCCGTCAGACATTCTACGCCACTGAGGTGTTGTTGGCGAACCATCAGAAAGCACAGCCTCATACATTCCTTTTGGTGTTGCAAAAAGGCCGTATCCATCCTCAGGAGCCGGAGGGAATACAGATTGGTTCTCTAGGTCATCGAGTCGAATTGTGGGCACCTGGCTGCTAAGCTGCTGTGTTGCCAGCATGAACCATTGCCATAGGCTTTGATTATCAAATGCAGCCTGCCAATAGCTTATTGGTATGTTTATGTTGTCTCGTATCATCGTTCTCGGCTCCCTTGCTTTAGTCGTGAGAGCAGCGACAGTACCCGAACGGGGTATCGGCTACTTGTTGTTAGGCGCACGGTAAATGCCTGGCGGTAGTAACCGAGGCTAAAGAACCGTAGCGCTGAAGTGGATGACTGAATTAGGCCAGTGTCAGAGTATTGGTAGTTTTCGCCGTAGTCATTAGACACCTGAACGCCAACCGCCGGCGTCGGCTCCCCAGGGACGTTAAGCGAAGTGTCGACCTCGCAAACAGTCTCAAGCTCGGAAAGGCGCAAGGTTCTAAACTTGTCGTTGTAATGAGAAGTTATGCACTCTCGCGTTACCGGCTGGCTGAATTCGGTACCAATGTCTGCTCGCCACCGCCCTGCATTTATTGTTAGGTCGTTACCATTAGCTATAACTGTTCGGCCTACCGCTATGCTTCGTGTTCCGTCAAAGCCAGCCCCGACCACTTCCCATATATCGTTTCCAGTTCGCCGCTCGTGCCAGTTCTGATCGTTGTGGCTGTAAACAAAGCAGCGCCTAAAAGTCTGAACAGCGGTGTAGTCCTTACCCTTCTCGCTGAACGTGAACACGCGGCAAAGGAAGCTGGTTCTAAAGTCTTCTTGCAGCTGGTAATCAATAGCTGGCGTGCTGATCGGTTGCGGGTTGCCGCCGGTGAATAGCATCACTTTGTAGCCTTCGCCACTTCGGCGCCCAACGAAAACCAGGCTGTTTTGGTAGTAGTCCTTGGCGTGCGGCCCAATAAGGCCTACTTCCACGGTGGCGGATCGCTGCCACTGGAATGGCGTTGTTGCCGATGCGGTGATAGAGAAAAGGTATGTCCGGTCTTCAGTGAATAGATATATTGATCCATTGAGGTTTACTAGGCCGGTAAACTTTGTCGATGCTGAATCAGGCTGAAAGAAGTTGTCAGGGTCCGGAGCTACGGCGCCGATGTCGGAGTAATAGCACCGGAAAGCTTCTGAGTCCTCGACCTTTGATGACATCCAAATAACTCGGCCAGCGGCAAATGTCACATCCTCAATCTGAGAAACCGGATCACCCAAAGTGCCATCAATGTCTATCGCGCTAATCTGCAGCTCGCGATCAACCTCCCATGCATAGCTATCACCGCCGTTGAAGTTGGAAGGAGCCACCACTACTAATCGATTATCTGTTGCGGCCACCCTGGCGTAGTCCGTGCGGGCATTGTTGACGCCAACAGCCGGCAATATAAATGCATTGACCGACAATCCCTCAGTTAAAAATAGGTTACTGTCTTTAAAGAACACCACGTCGCGGTTTCGATCGGTGACGTAAGACGATACCTGAGCGGTAATGTCGCCGCTTGATACTCCGCCGGCAACCGTGACGGATTGAGGCCCGGTAATGCCAGCAGTAGGATACAGACCGTACTGACTCAACGATCCTGGCGGCGACTTAGTGGCAACCCAGTTAACAGCTGTTCTAAGTGAGTTCTTGGGCGATTCACCCTGGTAGAAACCGTTTAACAGTAGCTCTTGTGACATATCAGCACCCTTTGTCGGTGTCAATAGTTTAACACAGGGGCATAAATGAGAAAGCCCCGCCAGGGGAGGAATGGCCTGACGGGGCTTAGTGGGATGATCAGTCCCTTAGCAAAGCGTGGAGGAGAATCCACAAGAAAACAATAGCACAATGGATTCAATAATCAAAAGCTATCTTTCAATAACACCAACGATACCTCCAGTTTTTGCCGTGATGTCGCTATCATCAGATAAGTTTTCAACCCAAATTTCTATTCTGTCGCTTTCTGAGAGTGAAGCGTAACCAAATGATGCCACTCCTTCTGCGCGCCCTGACTGGTTCATCGTTGCGGCCCCTGAAGCTGACAAGTCTATGTATTCCCCTGCGCTGTCATCCCATTGTCGGATTAAGATTTGTACTTGGTCTGCATTGCCCCCCGCAAGCGTTAGGACAGCTTTTACCTCAACCTCGATGGGTTGCGTTGATATGTAGGTTAGCTCGTTGTCCCCGGTACCTGAAAACCACTGCAGGTCATTATCAGCGGTCGTGCCTGCGAGCTTTGCTGGCGTATTTACAGCGGTTATAGTTGTCACCGCCTCTGCCGTGAATGTGTATTGCCCGCCTGGATATGTGTTTCGGACACCCTGACAATTGCGAAACCTGGCTTTAACAGAGCTGCTTGGCATATTAGGGAAAGCATTATAGCCACCAGGAACCCGCACACCTTCCATTGAAAACGATCCATCCTCTTGAATGTTCGACTCTGATATGTCGGTAAATATTGCCGGCGCCAACTGCAGCGCGTTTATATCTGACCGGAACGCTCCCTGAATTAACAACGCAGTGCCAGCAGAGAACAAAGGGCCAGCCATGCCGCCTAAGACAATTGACGTAAGAGAGGCGAAGCCGCCAGACCAAGTTCCAGAAAGTGTTAGTCCATCGTCGCATGATATGACCGCGACATTAGCCCATAGGCCCTGCCTGTAAGCCGACGCTTCACCTATAGACGCACAGTTTAAAAAATTGGAATCCGTTATTTCTATGCCGCCGCCGTTTTCTTGGTTGTCAACTTCGAAAACAGAAGGCGAAGTGAGAGACAATCGGCTAACAAGCAAGTCGCCGCTGTACGATCCTGGCGCCGTTGAAAAGACAGGCCCAGAGCTGTTTGTGAGGGATGATATGTTAAAGCCAAGGCCGGATAGCTGCATACCTCCCGGGGGGACAATAATTGGCTTGCCCTCAAGGTCTATGTCGCCATCAATCAGATATTCCACGTCACTCCTGATTTGGCCGCTAAGCTGCACCGCCCTATCTACAATAATTTGCTGCTGCGGCCCTGCCCCTGGCGGGAATGGCTGTGGCCCAAGTCCGTTAGTCATAACCAACCACCCCCATTCAAAACGTGACGTCAGTTATTGTGATACGGCCAGTATCTGTTACGCCAGATACAACAAACCGATAGGCATTGCTTTTGAACTGAAAGAGCAGACTGAATGGGTTGGTTAGGTCGATTATTCCGTTTGGGACATCCTCGAACACATCTGAACCAGGCGGACGAGCCTGTACGCTTAGCCATCCGGCGGTTACTGGTGGGTTATCTGCGGATACGTTGAAAGATAGCTGCCGGTTTAGATTGCGATTGAACCGACCAACACGAGAAACAGAGCTCATCCCTGTTTCATACGTCCCGTTGGCCAATGGGATATAAAATATTGCCATGACAGATCACCGTGTTGGGTTTTTTGATTGTCTTGGCAAAGTCCTGGCAGGCCCTGCTAATTACCGAAGCTTTCGCAGGGTGTCTGCCAAGACTATGTTATTTTATGTTGCCGGATGAATTAAATCAATCAACCAAAGCTGAAGTTGTAATCACCGGCTATTGAAACCGTGATTTTCACTTCTCTAGGGCTAACCAAAAGGTAATTGAAGTCAGTACCAAGCACAGCACCTTGGCCAACTGGTGCGCCGTCATAGTTGATGGTTGCAGCCTCGCTGGTTGGCGTGGCACCGCCGTCATCAGTCCTGAGGATTACCACAAAATCAAGATTTGATGTCAGAGCGGGAAAGTCTGCATCACCAGCGCTAGATAACTGACTTGATGACATCATATTAGTCATGGTGAAAGGGTTGTAATCGCGCACTTCGTTTGAGCCTGTGACATACATCTTTGTTCGCAGCGAGACGCCGTTGGGTGTCGGCACGCTGGCAGATATCGAAAAAGAAAGGCCGGAATAAGATACGCCCGAGGAGAAGTCATCAGGCGTCGTCACTGTATACTGATAAACGGCATCAGCGCTGTTGTCGCAGTTAACAAACGCCGTTCCATCATCATTAAAATCAAAGCCAGTCGAGAATGCTCCTGTAGGCAGAGCGGCGCGCTCACCTGTGTTTGTCACAGTGCCAGATATCCTGTAAGCGTTGGTTAGCGAATATCGGGCAATACCACGGCCTGGCGATGTGTTTAAAGCGAAAATAGAAAGTCCATCAACTACACTATAACGAAGACCTAGATTAGACGAGCCAGTATTGAAGCTGTTTCCAGTCGAGGCTACGTTTGCTCCGGAAACACCCAGGGAAAACGGTGATGAAACAGAGTATTCATCGACGTCACCATTGCTGAATCCGATCACAAAACTCAGGCCATCCGGTGAGAATTCAAGCGAGCCGGCAGTTTTGCCAGACGGATTTGAATCAAACGACTCACCGGTATATGTGCCGGCCTGGTTGTCGAACTGATAAACAACACCGTTCGAGTCAACAACAAATGCCAGTGACTCATCGGGCGTAATGTAAATGTCAGTCTGGTTCGGTGCCGGCGAAGTGGAGTAGCCGCCGCCGACAGATGTTGCTGATAGATCTATTGCAAGTACCGCCATAGCATCCTTAACGGCCTGCTGCAGTGTGTTTGACGTCGCCGTTTGCCATGTCACAGAGGCGTAATCGTTGTTTTTGTTGTACTCCCATGTGCCGGCATTGTCTCGGGCGATATCGCGCTTGCCGTCTGTCTGCTTAACGATGTAAATGTTTTGACGGCCATTCTCGCCGAACGCGTAGCCGATGAACTCTCCGTTCTCAGAATCGCTTGGCGTCGCTGAGTTAATATCAGTCCAGCTTGATGAGTTGATCTGGCCGGAATCATTAGTGACCGCAACTAGATATTGGCCAACGTAGGTGCCCCCGGTAAGGTCGACCTCAAGGCCGCTTGCACCAACCTGTAATCCGGTGTCCAGTGTGTAGCCGGTAGTAATCAGCGCTGATTCAAACTTGTTTGTGTTGACAGCTGTTTGGGTGACATCCCTAGTCGCGGCAACGAATGGTGCAAAGTCGATATCTCGGCTCAGTGAAAGCACAAATTCTTCATTGGTTGCGAATGTCTTTGTCAGTGTGCCGGCAGGACTAAACGTGCCTGAAACAACTTGCTGCCAGCTTTCATTCTGGCGGGCATATTGATTACCGTCGTTTGGGGCCTCGGGGAAATACAGGTTTGTGGCACCCTCTGAAATATCATCGGTATCAAGAACAACAACGCCCGTCTGGCCGTTTACTGAGTCTACCGCGCCACCTCCGCCGCCAGCAGCGTTAATCGTTACTGCACCAACACCATTAACCGGGCTGATTGTAATGTTTGTGCCAGCGATGATACTGGTAACGCCAGCGTCTACCTGCTGCCAAGACTCATTAGCCCGCGCGTATTGGTTGCCGTCGTTGGGCGCTTCTGGAAAATAAAGATTGGTCGCGCCTTCGCCAATGTCGTCAGTATCCAAGACGACAATTCCGGTCTGGCCATTAACTGAATCTACTGATCCGCCGCCGCCGCCGGGAAGGTCTGAAATAGAAATTCGCTTCAGGTTGCCAGAGTCGGAGGTGTCGGACACGAGTAGCTGGTCATCATTGGCAACGGTCGTTGTGTCTTGCGAAGTGATTACACTGGCATCTAGGCCATCATTCTTAATTCTATCTACCATATCAGCCTCAGGTGTAGTTGTTTGCGGTCAGGTAAAACGGTTCGTCGTCAATCACGCCATCTTTGCGCAAGACAATTGTATAAATGGCGCCAGATCCAACCGCTCTGAAATCAACCCCGTTATTTGCCGGGGTAATCATTACAACGCTTTTCTCGCGCTCAGTTTGCGAGCTGAACTGTATTACGTATGTCCCCACCCCAGTCCTTGTGATTGAGCTGAACCAAGAAGGAGCCGGGGCACTACCGATAATTGATGAGGAGCCGGCTGACTGAACAATCCAGGCCCTTGACTCAAATGCGCCAGTGGGTGCCAGGGTAGTGATTGCAGTATTAAGCGCAGCTGCAGACCAAACTGAAGCCGGGCCTGGGTTGTCGTTGATAATGTCGCTTGATGAGCCGGCAGGGTATGTGGTGTTAGTGGCGCTCACAGTGACGTCACCAGTGCCGCCGGACGGTGATACAGAAACGTTTGACCCAGCTATGATTCGATCAACAGCGCCACCGCTTCCAGATACCTGAGTCCACGCGCCGTTTTGCCTGGCGTATTGATTTCCATCTGTAGGTGCTTCGGGGAAATAAGCATTGGTGCCTTCAGGAATATCGGTGGTTGTTAGCGATACGTTGCCGATGCCGTCCGGTGATACGTTATTGACGGTATCTACTGCGCCTGTGCCGCCGCTAACCGCTTCCCATGCGTTATTGCGCCTTGCATATTGGTTTCCGTCTGCTGGGGCGTCAGAGCCGATAGGGCCAGCCGTTGGTAACGCAGCGTCGACCCCCTGCAGGTGCCCAAGCACTGTTTGGCTTGTTGGCGTGTAGTTTGTTGCCGATGCTGGCGCGGAGACTTGGTTTGACGAATAATCACCAGCCTGTGCCGTAACATTGCCGATTCGACCAAACACAGAATCGACCGAGCCGCCGCCCGCATTGCTGCCGATAAACGGGATGGCAACCGACCAGTCGCCGGACGCTGCCGACTCTTTGATATAAATCGCACCGACACCGTACAGCACCGATGACAAATCTAGGGCCGTAACTTCGTCTCCTGCCTCAAGGGCTGTTGTGAAAGTCAGCGTTGCCCCAGAGGTCGAATAAACGTTTGTCGGCCCCTGAATGACGTTGTTACGAGTAACAAGGACAGTCTTCGGGCCATCCGTTGGCGTGAATGGCAGCGTGAAGTTAGTTTGCCCAGAAGTTGCAGTGTAACGGGCGTAAACGTCGTTGACGCTCGTTCCTTGGCCGAAGTCGGTCTGAAAGAATACGAATCCCTCTGCTTCATTGTCGTACGTTGCACGATCTGCAAGCGTGCCAGCTGCGTTAATGGCTATGCCGCCGTTTGCGCTTCCGCCTCCGGTTACTTCAGACCAGCCACCATTTTGGCGAGCATACTGATTTCCATCAATCGGTGCTTCGTCAAAATATTTATTTGTCACACCCTCCGGCACAAGGTCGGTAGTCAGTGATACATTACCAGCTCCGTCGGGGCCAACGCCATTAACTGATTCAACCGTGCCAGAGCCGCCACCGCCGGTTATCTCAGTCAAGATAATGTCAGCATCAGCGGCGTTTGTGGGGCGGTATGTTAGAACAAGGTCGCCGGCCTGGTACTCGGCCTGGGAAAGCCTTTCTATGATTAGGTCGTTTTTCTTAAGTGTTCGCGGCGTACCCATCATTCACCCTCTGTTGAAACTTGAGAAAGCGTGTCACCGTTGGTGGACACAAGGTTGCGTCGGTCGCTCTGGTCTTCGCGGTAGTAACGACGGTAACGCCCGAAAGCGCGCTTGGTATTGCCAGAACCGCGAGGCATCCGATTTGGGTGCGTCCAATCCTGCAGCTCAACCGTGTTTTTATGCAGCGTTTGTGTTGCCAGTGATGCCTGGCGCTGCAGTATTGGATTCAGGTTGATGTCGTAAGTACCACTAAGTCGCTGAGCAAGCAAGATGGTTACTGCAGAGTTAAACCCGCGCGGTATGTCCGTTTCGTCATCAAGGCCGCTTGTGTCGAGGTACAGCAGATCAATGTCGTTACGTTCCCACTCGAAAATCATGTCACGCAGCTCGACCAGAGCGTCATCGACGTCGCCAGCCGAAGGGTTGCCAATGCCAATCTTTCGGAATGCGCCGGTTATGAACTCTCGATTAGTCGCCATCTACTCCTAGCTCCCGCTTTAATGTTTTGATGCGCTTTGTGTCCCATCCTTCGATGCCGGCCGCTTTGGCCGCCTCGCGCACTTCATCTACACTCAGCTTACCGGTGTCGTTGGTGTCGATGCTATCAAACACCTTTTCGCCCTTGGCGCGCTGCGAGACTTCTAGGGCCGATGTCCAGCCATCATTGCGGGCCTGCTCGGCTTCGTCATCCTGGAAAATACGATGATCCATTTTTATGCCGTTGCATTCAATCATCGTCCCTTCTTTGTACAGTCGAATCATAAGAACCTCTTGGCAGAAAGGGGGCCGAAGCCCCCTAGTTATCAATCAAAAACAGCCATGCCGTTACGGCTTGGGTCTTTATTGGTGATGCCGTACCAAGTGAACAGGCGGCACTTCAAGCTGAAGTTGTCGATCTCACCCTGGTATGCCATGTACAGCTTGGTTCCGGATGCCAGGGTTTCTGACATAACTTTCATACCGTCCAATTCAGACAGGTACTCAAGCGGTGCGTCGCCGTTCAGGATTTCGACCGAGTCGTTACACCAGAAGATATTGCCGCGCTTGCTTGCGTCGGTGTTCAGGCGCGTAACCTGCGTGCCCGATGCAATCTGCGTTGCAATGTTGGCGTAGGCCGCCTGAGTGTCGCTCAGGGCTGCATCATCAAGTGCGATTGGGCGAGGATATACCTTGATGTTGTTGCCGGTCTTCTCGACGATTTTAAACGTCATGGCTACACCAGTGTCGGTCTTGTCCTGCAGTCCAACAGCATTAACACCGTCAAACTGCACCCAGTCGCCAACGTTGTAGCCAGAGGCATCAGCCAAGGCAATATCGTCAGAAACGCGGTAATCCGCCGGGAACTCTTCGCCGGCCAAGGTTACGGTTGCGCGTGGCGCCTGAGACACGGTTGCAGCCACAGTCGACGCTGGCGACGCACCACCGGTAATGGTCGGCAGATACGAACCTTCGTACAAGTTCAGTCCAGCGGTGTTGTAGGCGATCATGCCGTTACGATAGATATCTTCAGGCATGCCGTTCATATCGCTGCGATTGGCAACGTCTGAGCTGATTAGCTGCGAGTCGCGGTTGTTCAGGAACATGGTGACGCCCATGTCCGTGGCCGCTTGGCGCTCGCTCAGGATGGTGGTTGCCTGCTTGATGGCATCGTAACCGGTATTGCCCGCAGTACCGTCAACGGTTGCACGGTAGAACAGGGAGCCGGTGTCTTTTACTTTGGCCGCGATACGGCTGTTTTGGTCAGCTGTCAGGCGAGCCGCTGAAGTTCGCGCCCAGCGTTGCATGAATTGCTTATCGCGGAAGTCATCGGCGCGCAGCTCTTTGGCCGCGTTGCGAGGATCGTCCAGACGTGCAGGGTAGGACAGTTCCAGGATGTCGCCAAAGTTTCCCGAGGCATCCCAGCCGCCGAACACGCTCGACTGCTGCTCAACTTGACGCCAGATTTGGTTTTGTGCGTTTTGCAGGGTTGGGCCATCAACGGTGAATGTTTCCGTCAGGGCGGCCATTTGCTGCTGTTTTTCGTACTGTTCCAAGACCTCATCAAAGAGAATCTCGATTCGTTTTGCTGTAGTTAAAGCCATTGCTTATACCTCTACCAAAAATCAAAGCCAGATATGCGCTTGCCGGTTTTGGCCTCGATTTCGCGTTTAGCTTTGCGATACTCGGAGCCGCCTTTTTCAAGCGCCTTTTTAAGCCGGGCAATATCGTTAGATGTCCCGGTTTGCTGCCCACCAGTCAATGCCTCATCCGCTTCGGGCTTTGGCTTCTTGGTGCGCTTTGTGACAAGCAGTTTGCTATATCCCAGCTTTGTTAATTCGGCAATCTGGCGCGAAGGATCACGAATACTAAGCAGCCGCTGCAATTCATTTGGGTTTTTCCCCAGATATTGAACCACTGCTACTGCCTGATTTTTATCTTCGCCGAACACTGCTGCGATTTCGTAGGGTAAGGACTTCGCCGCATCGGCGTTACCCAAAAACCCTGACGCTGTCTCGATTAGTGCTTGCTCCGATTTATCAAAATCAGGAATCCTCATTTCTTCTACAGCCTTCTCGTAGTCCTCGCGGACTTTAAGCTGCTGCTCTTGTTGCTGAATATACTGCTGGCGAGCCTGGCCTTCTTTGACTGAGTTTGTCGCCTGCGCCGTCTGAACATCCAACAGCCACTTGTTTTGTGCTGCCTGGAATGCCGCCTGCGCTTTGGCGGTGTCGTAGTCGTAGTTGGCTAGTGCCTGATCACCCAGATAGTCTTCGAACTTGGGCTGCTCTGGCAGCTCGTTGGAAACCTTAAGCGCCTCTTTGGCGTCGTCGGGGATTTCCCCACGCTTTAAACGCTCCAGTTTCTCTTTTAGCTTTCTCACCTCGCGTCGCTGCTTACGTGCTTCGTAGGCTAAACGCGCGTTGGCCTTCTTCTTGTCGGTGTCCTGCGACGGCTCAGAACTTTGCTCAACGATTTCGTACTCACTTTCGCTTTCGTCGCCTTCATCCGCTTCAGCCGCCACAGCCTCATCGGTTTCGGCTTCATCAGGAAGCGTGGCTTCTTCCTGCGTGTCCTGCTCGGGTTGTACTGCTTCGTCTAGCTTCACGTCGTTATCTTGGCTCATGCTCTTAAATTCTCCTGCATGGTAGGGTATCTCGCCGGTTTTTCGGCGGTGTCAATAGTTTAGACCAATTGGCGCGGCGCTATCAATAGCTCGGAATGGATAGGTAAATGCAATTTAACAACAGCGCGCCAACAATCTACAGTCAGACGACACTTGGGAGGAATATAGATGATAGAGTTTAAGTTTAGAGGCTGGGATGGAACTAAGATGGTCAAGGTCTATTCAGTGCACCGCAACGGGATAGCAAGCACTGGGGACGGGGGCATGATTATACCGTCCTCTGGCATCGGGGCCATTATGCAATACACCGGCCAGAAAGACCGTAACGGTACCGAGATATACGAAGGTGATATCGTTACCGGTGAATATTTCAATCTAAACGTAGACTACACCAAGCACGGCGTGGTAGGTATGGGTTGCGCTGATGACTCAGATGGATGGCTACGGGGGCGCACAAACGGATGGATTAGTAGCAACGGCTCATCGCTTGCTGATCTTGAAGAGTGCGAAGTCATCGGCAACATCTACGAAAACCCAGAGCTATTGGAGCAAGAAAATGACTGACTACTGGAAAGACGCGCCTGAGCGGGCAGATTGGATCGGCTGGGGCAAAGACGGAGAGGCGCATTATTATGTTGAATATTTTGACGCGTCGGTGGGTGCTTTTTCTGTGAGCACTGCTTGCCCACAGCACAACGACACAAACAAGGCAGGCCAGTTTGAGAAGCGGCCAGAGGAAGAGTTATGAGCAAACACAAACCAGAATCGCTGGCAGCAATGTCGGACAAAGAGTTAGAAAAAACCCTGCACGGGATTCTTGGTCGTGGTTCAGGCATGATACCGGCGTACTGCAGCGACTGGGCGGAGATTGGGCCGTTGATGAGTAAGCATAAAATAAGTCTTGGTTATTGCGGACACAACAGGTGGTTTGCAACGGCTTATCACGTAAACGCAAACGTGGTTTGTAAAAACCCACTCCGAGCTGCTGTTAAGTGCTTGGTTTGGTATTACAGGAGGGTGAACTATGATTGACATTGAGTATTCGGCTCTGGTTATAAACGGATGGAACAAGCTTGATTGGCCATACATATGGAGTGCTTCAGGCAAAGGCCCTCTTCGCCATTCCTACGCTGTTAGCTCGCTGGGCAACCTTTCATACCTTAGACAGGATTTAGATGAGGTGCTTTGTCAGATCTTCCCACACAGGAGGGTGAGTGATGTGGTATGAATTCCTTCTAAAGCTGATGATTGTATCTGTGTCCTGTTTGTTCGCTATTGGGTGTTTCGCTGGGTACAGGTACGTTATGGACGATGACTTTGAAGACATCAAATATAGGTACAAATCAAAACGGGGTGAAAGCAAATGAGCGCACAAGAAACACGACCAATCAAGAAGGTAAAAGAATCAGCCATGATCTCAATGGCGGTTAAAGATTACGTTTCATCAGGCGGCAGCATCGAGCAAATAGAACCGGGTTTTACCGCTGAGACCTACATCGGGTACAACAACAAGCGTAAGAAAAAAGAGGGGCGTTAAGCCCCTTTACTGCATCCCCATCATGCCAGCCAGTTTGCTGGCATTATCCATCTGCTCGCTGTTTGCCTTCAGCTGCATGTTGTCGATTTCCTGCCCTTTCTTCATCAACTCAAGCACCCTATTAAGCTGCTCGATCTGATCCGGCTGAAGCTTGTTCAACACCTCAGCAGTCTTGGCCCGGGTTAGCTCAGCATCTGCAACTGAGGATACAGCATCATATTGCGCTGCCTGCTGCTTAGTTTGGGCTGATATGAGGTCGGCTTGGGCCTTCTGTTGCTCGGCCATTGCCAGCACCATGTTTGCGTCTGGCTGCTGTGCCTGCTGGGCTTGCTGAAGGACTAGCATATCCTCGCGCGTTTCTGGCTTCTTCAACCCCTGAACCAGGCGCTGTTTTTCGATCAGCTCTTTCAGGCCGTCGCTTCCTGGTATGTCCATGTAGCTAATGTACTCAAGTGCCAACACCTGGAACAGCGGGTTTTGCGGGCCAAGGTCGCCCATCATCTCGCGCATTGACTGCATTGCCTGGTCTTTCTGGTCTTTGTATCGAGGCCCGATATCGGTGTAAACCTCAAAATCAACGTCAGCGATTCTGCGCTCAATGGTTGGAAGGCCGGTTTCGCGGTCAAAGCCTTGTTCGTTGATTGTCTCGGTGCGAATGCTGTCGTCCTCATCCGCGACAGTAACGTCCATTTCTTCCTGGTAAATCTCCGCGGCCATAGATGCGAAAACCTCACCATCTCGGCGCATGGCCGTGGCTAGAGAGTCCTGATAGATGAACGTCTGCATCATGTTTGTTTGATTGGCCAGTCTTAGCTGACCTTCTGTAACTCCGTCCGACACCGCATTTGCGCCTACGGCAGGGGTAATGGTCACATCCTGTACTGCTTTCTGAGTTAGCTCTAAAAATGCAGTCTCAGCAGCATTGATGGTCGGGCCTTCCATGTAGCCGACAGGCTGTTGTGGCAGAGGGTTGCCATCGGCGTCTTTGGAGTTCAGGAGGTAATAGGCGTAGTCGCTGCCTTGGGCATACATTCCTTCATAACCCTGAATTTGTTCAGGATTGAATATCGGCTTACGGCGTGGCGTACGGCCAACCTGGTCCGCGATAAAGCTCATGCCCATGTTGTGCAGTCGCTGAGGGTCTTTGGCTCGGCGAACCATTCCCTCCCACCACTCTTGGCCTTCTATGAATCGCCATTCTCCGTAGAGAGGTATAACCGGAATATGCTTTCCGGCAATGACAGTTGGGCCGTCGATGATGCCTTGGCCATCGACAATGTATTTTTCAACTCGTGTCGACTTGACGGTTTTGCGCGCAACTTCGACAAATCCGTTTTCCAGGGCGAGGTCAATTTCTTCTCGCTCTTTGCGCTCAACCGTCAGGCGCTCGCCGGTCATCGGATTTTCAAGGATGACGATACGACGCTTCTTGTTGGTTTTCTCGTAATACTCACCAACGTAGTTGCGTTCGCCATGATTCCAGGGATAAACACCGGAGTCCGACGGTGATTTAACCGAGGTGCCGGTGCGCTCGTCGCGGTCATAGCCGTATTCCTCGATCAGATCGGCGTAACCTTCGTCGGTGTACCAGCTCAGGATGCACGCCCACTTGGCGTCTGATTTGTCTTTGCGCTTTGCCATTGAGTCGAAGTAGACGACGTTGTGCGCTTCGTGAATCGGCTCGCGCTCAATCACCTGCATGTCATTGTCGTTTTCGTTCTCGTCCACGTACCGCGTACGTAGGCGCCAGGCGCCCATGCCGGCAGTAATCTGTGAGTCAATGGCAATGTCAATCGCTTCTTTCGATGAGTTGGAACGCATAGAAGCACGGTACATGCCGTTGAGAATCTTTGCTCCTTCCTTGCTTGAGCTATCATCATCGGTTGGCCGATAGCTTACGCTAATAGGGTTGGCCATCATCTCGCCGGCAACTTGTCTCAGCTGGCGGGTGATGATGTCGAACTGGCCACGGTATTCGTTATCGGAATACTCGTCTAACGCTTCGTCCCACTGATTAAAGCGAGCAAAAACAAGATCATCTGAAGATCGCTCGCGCGTGTCTTCTGTGTTCTCGTAGGCTTTATCAATGGCATTCTTGATTCGTGTGTACTTGTCTTGATCGTCTGCCATCATTTCATCCTGTATCGCTTCAACGGTGGTGGCATTTTAACTACTGGTTTAACGCCAAGTAATCCAAGAGGCTTGGCAAACCTTCTCATCATGTAAGCATAACGCACGGCGTCCAGTATATCATCCCGCACCTTGACAATGCGCCCCTTTTCGTCCCTGTGGTACTGGCTGAACTCATCGAAGAAATCTATTGCTCCTCGGAAAACTTTAAACTTGCCGGTTTGCATTAGCTGGCGTATTTCGTAAATCCCCTGCTCAACAGAATTACTGGAACCATCGAAAGTTGCGCGCTCGGCCAACATCTTAAAGCCTGCGTCTTGGTAGTGGTCTTTTTGCTGCTTGGCGTCATCCCTTCCTTTCTCGTGCATCAGGCCATCATGTGGCCATGCCACTGGCACATCTTTTTGCCACGCCTTTACAGCCCCCCATGCATCATTGGCTGATACGCGGTCTTTCTTCCAGGCGTGAGTCAGGTATATGTCTTCGGTATCCATGTTCATTGCCAGTCTTACGTGCGCTTGTGGGTGATCCCAGCCAAAGTCCATACCACCGATTACGTGCCAATGATCTGGTATCTCGAACGGGTCGCACTCGATGAAGTCTTGGGCAAAGTCGTATATGCGGCCATGCCCAAGCATTGGTACGCCCTTAGTGCGCATTTCGCGCTGGTGGGCAGGGAATGATTCAAGGAGTTTTTCTTTAACGTCATCAGATAAGTGCGGAGCATCGTCCCAACCCTTCTGGATGAAATACTGCGATGGCCCTGGCGAGTCCATGAACTTGATTACTAGGTCTGTTCTACCGTTCTCCGGTGTAAACGTCAGGATTCCTCGACCGCCTTTGCCCTTGTCGCCTGTGGCTGTACGGGTAATAACCTGAGGATATATGGCCTGGTCTTTTGGTTCTTCGTCAATATGGAAGAAGTCAACGGAGTCACCCATCAGAGCATGCTGGCCTTGGCTGTAACTCCAAAACTGTATAGTGGCTAGGCCACCAGAGGCGTGCTTTACCCTAACCGTACGCATTGCGTTTGGGGTACCAGTCATTGACTCCCAGCTTACAATACGGTTTGCCGGTATCAATCCGCCTTCAAATGCGTTTTCCCGGCGCTGGCCGAAAAGCTCTTTTTGCAGTAAGTCGCGCGTCTTCTCGCCTGAGTAACCAAGACACCAGATTAGAGGGGCGTGTTCGAACCGGTGACCTTCCCACCCATCAGGGTATTCGCCAGTGGCGTGCACCGCGTCAATGAATGTGCCGGTGTAGGTTTTCCCAATACGGTTGGCCGCACAAAGGCATACCTCTGATTTATCTTTGGTTCTGGCGGCAAAATCCAATTGCCAGTCATATAGGCTTTCAAAACGATCTTGAATCGCCGATGCGGTTGTATCTTCTGCGCTGGCTATGTCCGCCTGCCTCTCAAGGTAATCAAGGCGTTTGGCCAGGGCGCTAGCCATTCAATGCTTCCTCCAGTTTTTCGAGTCGCTCTTTCAAGTCAGTAATCTCTTCGACTTTCATGAGACTGGCCATGGCCTCCAAGTATGTTTTGGCGACGTCCGGTGCAATCATGCCGTCGCTTGCTGCTTTGAGTATCTGCCGGGCCTGAACTGCTTGCGTTGCCTCCGGGTCAAAGTCGAACTGCTGCGACTCCATAACCGGCTTCATGTTTGACCAACCCTTATCCAGCATGGCTTTTAAAAGCATCGCCCCGTTTTTTTCATCTTCAGTGGCCTGTGTTGCAATGTATT